AAGCTGACGTCGCAGAGTAGTAGGCATTTGAGGAATGCTTTTATCGCTCAGTCCATTCTCGATTTTATTCATAATTTCGAGAGCCAGGCCAATCTGCTCAGCATCCCTCAAAATATTAACGCGATAACCCTCACGAGTCTCTTCCTCGCTGTCTAATTGTCGGGTCAGTTTATCGACCTGGCTGGCATAAGCGTCCAGTTGAGCCTGCACATCTGCGGGGATTTCACCTGTTTTTTCAGCCAGCGCCTTAAGGGCGTTGATGTTCTCGATTGCCTGTTGTGCTAACTCTGCAGCATTAAGAGCCATATTGATTTCCTTTTATAAATAATTAGTTAAGTATGAAAGCAGCCCACTAATAGTAGGGGAGGTGACCCTAAACCTCCAGATAAATACTGTATTTATGTACAGTCGTTTTGTGTCATAAATTTGGCTTAGTGCCACTGCAAACTTTGCTACGCTCTTCCAGAAAACGTATCCGACTGCGACTGGCACGCTGGCGTACAGACTCGTAAGAGCGATTGAGCTGCCGGGCTATAAGTTTGGGTGGGATGGTTGCTGCGAGTTCTTTAAGAAGACCTATCTCATCGGGTGACCAGCGGCGGCCAAGAGTTAACTGATTGCCGCGACGCCGGTATTCTGGTGATTCCATGTTGTCTCCTGTTATTTGCTGAGTGCCTCTTCGATTTCTGCCTTACGGAGAAGGTAAACGTCAGTGGCTTTTTCCAGCGTTTCAGCTTCACTTACCAGCATGCGCGCCGCGTATTTATAGCAACGGTCAAGCCCTGCAACGTTCTCAGCCTCAGCAGCTGCTGTGGTGAAATCGACAAGCAGCTCATCCGGCGTGCGCGCTGATGCACTGGTATTCGTCGCCGGGTTAATTTCGCGCTCAGGCTGCTGCGTTTCAGGTTTGCTGTTAATCAGGTTGTTCAGGTCAGCACGGCTGCGTGCCGGTGTAACGTCTCGCTCTGCTCGCTGCGCTGGTTCAAATTCGTCTGGCGTGTAGACGCCGAGAATCACATCCGGGCAGTAGAGGCGCGCCCAGTACTTAACAGCCAGGTATGCCAGCTGCTGCTTCGGTGCCGTCTTCCAGAGAGGGGAGTTTCGCGTAGTGACGTACTCCATATAAAGCGGTTCGCCCCAGGTGATTTCCGTTTCACCCTTCAGCACGGCACCGACGCGCACTGACAGTCCGTGCTCGTTAGAAGCGTTGGCTGCGCCCGGCTTGAATTTCTCCCAGTCGCCGCCGTACTCATACTTGAATCGACCCTGCACGGCGGTTGAGCTGGTGATTACCGCGTTGACCAGCTGAGCCTCATATCCCAGCGTGCCGTTTACCAGATGCGTTTTCTGCGCCACAGCGTAAGGGTTCATTCCCCACTGGGCAGCCTGCAGTGCAATCGCCAGACAGTCAGCGGGCTTTCCGGACAGGTGAGCGGGAACCGTCGCTTTGCCCTGCGACATGACTTCCGCAAAAGCCTGCAGCTTCTGCAATCCGCTCGGGCTGAAGATTGCTGCCTTGGTGTCAGCCTCATTGACCGGCACGGTGATGATTTCGTTACTCATGCGTAATCCTTTCTCTTGGCCCAGTCCGGGCGTGTAATTTCTTCGATGCCGCCCCAGTTACCGGACAGCATGCATTCGTGATAGGTATCAAGGTTTCGGCGGAAAAGTTCATATCCCTCGGCCACGTCATCCTCCTGCAGCTGGAACGTGCGCACCGGGTAGCGTCCACAGTCGATCGACTCACTGACCGCAATGAAGACGAACAGTGGATACTCGCCGAAGTGCTTGCTGAAGCCCTCGCGGTAGTAGGCGTCCTGAACGTGATAGCGGAACTCTCGGACGTGGCGGGCGAAGCGGGACATATCAGCAACTTTCTTCACATCGACGATGACGGGCTGGCCCTTAAGAAACTTATCTGGCCGGATACGGCAAAGCTCGCCGGTCTGCTCGTCATTCCAGTAGATTGAAGCCTCCTGATGACCCTCAGCTTCAAGCAACCAGCGCGCTGCAGGGTGGGCGAGGGCGCTGGCGCGCATCAGCTGTAACTTACGTCCCTGCTCAGCATCCATGACCGTCATTCCTGAGTATTCACAGTCTTTCAGGAAACGTTGCTCCTCGGCCTTGCCGTCATTGGTTCGCCGGTTGAACGGCGGGGCCACGATGAATCGCTTATCGAACTCATCAGGCTCCAGTAGCAGGCAATGCAGCGCCGTTCCCATATCCAGCGCAGCTTTCTTCTCATCGTCTTCAGGTGCTTCCTTGAGCCACTGGAATATGGCCGGGTTAATCGCAATGTCATCCAGCTGTGATTTGCTTATGCCAGGGCCGCGGTGATAGCCCTTATTGCTGATGTCGTAAAAGATGCCTGGCTGCATTACGCGGCCTCCTGATTTCCGTGCCTGATGCGATAAATCCCGAGCGCCATTTCCCGCCGCGCAACCCGCACCATCGCCTCACGTAAAAAAGCCTCAGCAGCTTCGTGCTGCTCGTCGTCTTCATCGAACATCTCAATGGCCGGATAGTCGTAATGACGCGTCAGGAAGGCGCACAGTGCAGGCATTAATGGGTTTGTCTTGTGCCGGGTCATCTGCGCATCTACTTCGACGGCGATGTTCTCCAGTTCGTTCTCTGGCAGGTTAACGCCGATCACTTCTGGCAGAGCAACATCCTCAGCCCTGCAAAACTCCGCGCTAAGTGGGACACACTCCGTGCGCAGATGAGCCAGCCAGGGCGTAACCGGCAGGCAGTGGCTCATCAACCCGCTCAACACTGGAACAGCCGCGAAGCCTGGGAGAATGAATTCCTATGAGAAATCTTGTATCAGCAATTCAGAACCGTGATGCAGGCGCACTGGCTCGCATTGCAGGAGATGGACCGCGCCCGGTTGAGCGTGGAGTGCATGAAGAAGTTGAGCGCCTGGTAGACGCCCTGTTTTCAAACCTGAAGCAGGTCTTCCCGGCGTCGGTAAGCACTGCATGGCGCAACCCGAATGATGAAGCCTCAGCAAAGCGCCAGTGGATCGCCGCGTTTGCAGAGAACGGCATTCATAACAAGCAGCAGCTATCGGCAGGCATGAAGCTGGCCCGCGCCAGTGGCTCTCCGTTCCTGCCGTCGCCTGGTCAGTTTATCGATTGGTGTAAGCAGGGTGAGCACCGCGCGGCCGGTCTGCCTTCAGACGAGGAGCTGTACGACATGTTCCGCCTGTACTGCCGGGACCGTGGCATTTACGACAGCAGCGAAGAGTTCCCATGGGAAAGCCCGGCCTGTTTCCACATGGTGACAGCGGTCTACAACCAGATGCGATCCTTCAACCTGACTGATTCTGAATGTCGCAAACGCCTGGGCGACGAGCTGCGCAAGATGTCCCGCCGCATTGAAGCTGGCGAAGTCATCCTGCCGCCGCGCAAACAGATTCCTCAATTGCACATTCCGACCGGTAACGAAAAGGCACTGGACCACCTTGCCGACATTCGCCGCCGCTTTGGCCTGAAAGGTGGACGCCATGACTGAGATGAACCGCATCCGCTTTGAGCGCCTGTATCGCAGCGTTCACGGTGACAAACACAACCTGACCCGCTCACATCTTGGTTATCAGGATGCAACTGTAGATCGGGCGTTTTTCTTCTGGCTTGAGGGCAGGGAGAGTGCCGTATGACACAGGTAACTCAACTGGTAATCACACCGCCGCTGATGCGTCAGGCCCGGAATATTCAGATGGCAATCATCGACCTGGCTAAGAAACGCGACCTGAAGCCGGAGCAGTTACGCGCGCAACTGAACGCTATCGACATGCTGGCGCACGAGGCTCATGACCTGATTGTCGATGCTGAGCATGAACTGGAAGGAGAAGGTAATGATCCACTATCACGGCGGACCAATAACGCCTGACACCTGCGCCATCAAAGCTTGGAAATCCCGACACGCATTCATCTCATTCGCCCATGCCAGTCAAATCAACCTCGCCTCTGAATACTGCCAGACATTCGCTTTGGACACCCTGGCACAAATCAAAGCCCTTCAGCGCTGGCCTACTGCACCAGACATCAACGAGGATTAACCCATGGCTATGTCAAACAGCCTGTGCAATAAGCTTATTGCTGTCGCGGGTGGCGGAGCTATGGCTATCGCTACGGTATTCCTCGGCGGTAAGGATGGGGTAGAGGGCAGGGTGTACGAGCCTTACAAAGATGTGGCTGGCGTCTGGACTGTCTGCGACGGCCACACCGGAACCGACATCACCAAGGGCAAGAAGTACACCGACCGGGAATGTGATCGCCTGCTATGGAGTGACCTGCAACCGGTTAAGAAGTCGGTAGACAGCCTGGTAAAAGTCCCGTTAGGGGAATATCAGCGCGCAGCACTCTACAGCTTCACCTACAACGTTGGCTCCAGCGCGTTCTCCAAGTCCACTCTGTTAAAGCGACTGAACTCAGGTGATATTGATGGTGCATGTGAAGAGCTCCGTCGCTGGGTGTATGCCGGTGGCATGAAATGGCGGGGTCTGATGAACCGGCGAGACATGGAGCGCTCATTGTGTCTGGCGGAGAGTGTCGATGACCTTAAAGGCTAAGCTGCTAATGGCGCTCGCGCTGCTGATTATCGTCGCTATCGCCACCTCGACGGCGTTTGCACTGTATTACCGCGGCAATGCCATTGACTACAAGGCAAAGCGTGACACCGCGACCAGTAGCCTTAAGCAGGCAAATGACACCATTGCCGATATGCAGACGCGCCAGCGTGACGTGGCCGCACTTGATGAGAAATACACAAAGGAGTTAGCCGATGCTAAAGCGACTATCGATCAGCTGCATGATGATGTTGCTACTGGCAAGCGCCGGTTGCAGCTCAACGCCACCTGCGCGAAGCAACCTGCCACCGGCTCCTCCGGCATGGATGATGCAGCCACCGCCAGACTTACTGACGCCGCTCAACGGAATTATTTCACCCTCAGAGAGCGAGTCGAAGTCGCCGGAAAGCAAATAGCCGGGCTGCAGCAGTATGTCACTGAGCAGTGTTTGAGATAACATGCACCCTTTTAACTTATAGGAATGCAAATGGACACAGACCTCATTGCGTACGAAGCGATGCTCGCTGCCAAAGATTCAGCTGAATGGGCTTGGTGGACTATGGCTGCCGCGTTAGCAACGGTTTTTATTTCGCTTGCAACTCTTGGGCTTGCATACGCTGCGTTGGATTCGTGGCGAGAACAAGAAAAATTAAAACTAAAAATGGAATTTAAGAGGGCGGTTTTAGAGTTACGTTACTCTTTAGAAGATATCCCTCAGGCTTGGTTTTACCATCAAATAAATATTGCAAAGTCTAGGTTAAGAGCCTACCCAGAACTCGCTAGCCGCATCGGTGATGAATCACAAATATATTTCCTAAAGCAAAATCTTGTTAAATCATTCGATGAGGCTACGAAGGCATGGCTAATGTGTGGTCATCTGCTTCAAGATGAAAATGTTAATACTACCTGGAAGGAATTCAGCAGAGATTTTCGGCCATACATAATGCGTGGAGGCAGTAAATCCCACCTGACAATCCTCATAGACAAGTTAAGCGCTGATTTGAAGATAATCTAAACAATGGCTTGCGAGCGTGATGTGATACAGGCATTAAGAAAGCCACTCATTGAGTGGCTTCGATAATGGTTAATCGGATTTTCCAAGCAGAGCGGCCACTCTTTCATCAAGCTTTTCCCGGTAGCCATCCGGTGCAGGTTTATCAAATTCAACTGATTTAGCTTGAGCCGTGCTAGCCAAAAACATGTCGCCCAAATTAGTGTTGTAGCCAATCACTTTATTCAGGGCGGTCGATAATACAACAATTGCAACTTTAGCTGCGTGAGTCTCCAGTTGCAGTTCCAGAATCAACTCTTCAAGATTAGTGATTTTTTCTTCTGACTCAGACATGGCAAGTCCTTAAAAATCTGATTAATTCAGTCAAGGTATAAATATGGCACTCACCGACAAACAAGAAATGTTCTGTCGCGAGTACCTCATCGATTTGAACGCCACGCAAGCGGCCATTCGGGCGGGGTACAGCGAAAAGACAGCCCGCGCATCAGGTTGCGAGAACCTAACGAAACCTGACATCCAAAACAGAATCGCCGAACTTAAAGCCGAGCGCAATGAGCAGGTTAATGTTGATGCTGCTTATGTATTGAGGCGGCTCATAGAAATCGACGAAATGGACGTGCTCGACATTATGACTGACGATATGAGCATTAAGCCAGTATCTCAGTGGCCCGCCTCGTGGCGTCGATATCTTAGCGGATTCGACCTGGCCGACATGTTTGAGGGTAGGGGTGAAGACCGCGAGATGGTTGGCATCCTCAAGAAAATCAAATGGCCTGATAAGGTCAAGAACCTCGAATTGCTTGGCAAGCACGTAACCGTCCAGGCATTCCGTGAGCAAGTTAAAACGGAACATGATGTCGTAGGTAAGCTTTCGGACCTGATGGACGATCTCGCTAAGGGGTGAGCATGAAGCCAGAACACCTCAAGCTTCTGCGAGACAAACTCTGGCGACTGAATTATCTCTACTGGATAACTGATAAAGAAGGCAAACCAGTACGTTTCCAGATGACGCCGGAGCAGCTCGAATACTTCGATGGGATGCATACCCGCAATATCATCCTGAAGGCTCGCCAGTAAGGGTTTACAACCGAGGTCTGCATTATCCAACTCGATGCCGCCTTGTTCGAAGCAGCAAAGTGCGCGCTGATCGCCCATACCCTGAACGATGCAAAACGCCTTTTCCGCGAGAAGATTAAATACGCCTATGACCGCATCCCTGATGAAATCAAAGCAGCTAATCCTGCAAGCAATGATGCTTCAGGTGAGCTGGTCTTTAAGAAAGGTGGCTCGCTATATATCAGCACGTCTTTCCGTGGTGGCACACTCCGCTATCTCCATGTATCAGAGTTCGGAAAGATATGCGCCAAGTTCCCGGATAAAGCCCGTGAGATTGTCACCGGTGCCTTTGAGGCTGTATCAGGCGACTGTTTCACGACGATTGAAAGCACTGCAGAGGGACGGGCTGGCTACTTCTTCGATTACTGTCAGTCTGCTGAAAAGGCTCAGCTTCAGGGTAAGCAACTGAGCAGCCTCGACTGGAAGTTTTTCTTCTTCTCATGGTGGAAGAACCCCCTCTATGCAATCGACCCCGTTGAGCCAATCCCGCAGCGTCTGAGCGATTATTTCGCTGACATTGAGGCAAAGCATGGGGTGGTGACCAATAAGCGTCAGAGAGCGTGGTATTACGCCAAAGAGAAGACGCTCGGCGACGACATGAAACGCGAATATCCTTCGATACCGGCAGAAACGTTCGAACAGTCGGTTGAGGGGGCTTATTACGCGAAGCAGTTCCGCTGGCTCTACACGAATAAGCGAGTTGGTGAGTTGCCTGATAACTCTCATCAGCTGGTCCACACCTTCTGGGATATCGGCGTAGGTGACTCCACCGCCATCTGGTTCATTCGTGAGGTTGGTGATGAGTTCCATGTCATCGACTACTACGAGAACAGTGGTGAAGGCCTACGGCACTATATGAAGGTGCTGAAAGACCGCGGCTATGAGTATGGCGATCACTGGGCACCGCACGATATCGATAACCGTGAGTTTGCCGGTGATGGCAAGAGCCGCAAGCAGATAGCAGCAGAAGGCTTTGAAATCGACGGTCAGGTTTATTCAATCCGCTTCAAGGTCGCGCCAAAACTTGGTGTTGATACCGGTATCGACTCGGTGCGTGAAATCCTCCCTAAGTGCGCCTTCGACTCGGCCAAATGCGAGCAGGGAATATCTCACCTTGAGGGGTACCGCAAGGAGTGGGACGACAAGCGCGGCTGCTGGAAAGACAAACCCTTGCACGATTTCACATCGCACGGCGCTGATGCGTTCCGCTACTTTGCTGTAGCGAAGACAAACCACAAACAGACCGGCGCAATATTCTTCTAAGGAGCTCATCAGTGAGTGAACTAAGCAACGGGGAACAATTCCTTGTGAACGCCCTCGCTGATGCTGTGGGCCGACAGCGCATGATGTACGGCGCCAGAAATGGCAACACCAAGCGCACAAAGCTGTACGAGGAGTTCGGTTATCCCGATGAGCTTGGATTCGACCAGCATTATCGCGCCTATGAGCGTAACCCTGTCGCCTATGCCGCCGTGCATAAGCTGCTGGAATCGTGCTGGACGGATAAGCCGACACTTATCGACGGAGACGAAAACAAAGAGTCGACCCAAACAACACCGTGGGAGAAGACGGCGACTAAGTTGCTGAGCAAGCACTGGGCGAAAATCAAAGATGCCGACCGCCGCAATCTGGTTGGCCGATATTCGGCGCTGCTCATCCAGTTTAAGGACGGTCGCGAGTGGAAAGAGCCGGTAGATACCAATGTCGTTTCACGGTTGCGAGATAAAGCGATCGTCAAACTTATTCCTGCATGGGAATCGCAAATTAAGCCTGGCAACTTCGACACGGACAGCAGCGGCTTACGTTTCCACCTATAGCGACTGGAAAGGCATTAGTGATGCAGCCCGCGCTGACCTTGCTAATGTCGTGTCCGACTCAATAGGTCGTGGCGTTAACCCGCGCGAGACCGCCCGCATCATCAGCAAGCGGCTAGATGTGTCGATGGCGCAGGCCAAAAAAATCGCACAGACCGAGCAGGTGGGGGCTCTACGCAAAGCACAGTGGCTTGAGACGGATTGGGCAAAGGAAAGGTTAGGGCTGAATACTGCCATCCTCTGGCTGTCCGCGCTGAAGCCCACAACCCGATCATGGCACGCTGCCCGCCACGGACATACCTACACCACTGAGCAAGTTGAAGCGTTCTACGCAGAGCGCGGAAACCGCTATCACTGCTACTGCGGAAACATTCCTGTTCTGCTCGACGAGAAAGGAAGGATTATGAATACTGGTCTCGCAGAAAGGTTGGCTAAAGAGCGCAAGCAGTGGAACTTAACTTCATGATATAAAAAGCATGAGCATTAAATAACAAAGGAGAGCTCATGTTTCCATATCCTAATACACAATTGTTTGTTGGCATACCTTCAAACCAAGTTGCTAAGAACGCTGGATCTCTTGGCGTAATTACTGCATTCAGCTCGAAAAGCGGCAAAAATGAAAATATCATTTCTATTACCGCGCAAGGCCTTGCTGAAGCAGACGTCGAGCTTCAAGCTAAATATCTTATCAAACTCAAAGGTTCAACTATTTGGGTTTGGCTTGGTGAAGATGCTGAACCGATTGAAGGTGAGATGTTGGATGTAAAAATTCATTCAGATCTGAGCAACGATGTCATCTGTCAATGGATTGAAGTTATTTTCAAAACCACGTTCTAAGCGTGAAAAACAACCTTAAGGTCGCCTAGGCGGCCTTTTTTATTGCCTAAATCCATCCCATAAGGACACAGCATGAAGCGCAATCGCGTTAACGTGCTGACCGTCGTCAACTCCGATTCAAACATCACCACTGAAACCATCGACGGCAAACCACACATCGTGGTTCGCGACATCACGCCTGTTGTCGACGATATCGTGATGAACCGGAAGTTGTACCCGGCAGCAGAAATTGAAAAGGCGTTCAACACGCTTGAGCGAAATCCGATGCCGTTCGGTCACCCGAAAGTGGATGGCAAGCATGTATCGGCCCGAGATGTCCGCGCGGTGAACAATTATCACGTCGGCGCGTGGCTCCAGAACGTCACGCACGTTGACGGCAAAGTGGTTGGTGACATGTACGTCGACCGCCGCTATGCCGAAGCCAGCGAAAACGGCAAGCGCCTGATTAACCGCCTGGATGAAATGGCAGCCAAAGCCAATGTCGAGCCGATCCACATCTCCACCGGCCTGCTTTATTCCGGCATCGCAGCCAACGGCGAGTCTAAGGGCAAGAAGTACAACGAAATCGCCACCAACATGATGTTCGACCGCGTTGCTGTGCTGCTCGATGAGGCTGGCGCCGGAACGCCGGAAGAAGGCGTAGGCATCTTCGTTAATTCCGATGACTATGCGGTTTATGTTCACAATCCGAATGTGCCGCAGACCTTCCGCAGGGCGACAGCCCAGAAGGAGTTTTTGACCAAAGGCTTCGAGGATACCCGCGACCTCATCGATCGCACCATTAAAAAGGAGATGGCACTGTGACCCCTCCGATGCACAAGCGCGTACTGAACTACTTCAATGATGCAGCACTCACCGCTGGCTATCTCACTCAACTTCTTGTGTGGAATGACACAGGAAAGCTCACTGATAACTTTATGGTTTTCCGTCCGAATGGCGGCGGCGCTGTCCGCAACCAGCTTGGCAGTGACTACTATGTGATGGTTGATGTGATTGGTGCGAAAGGTGCCAATGGTGCCGTAGACGAAAGCGTGCAGGCGATCATCGATTTCGTTCAGCAAAACCCAATGGTCGACGCCTGTGTTGGATATCTGGAAAATCTCGGCGGCATTCCCACGCCAGTTCTTACAACCGAAGGCCGCCTGGTCTATCGGCTCCAGTTTGTTGCCACTTTCGGCAGCTAGATAAACGTCAAAGAGGAATTACCCATGGCAGATTGCCAGAACAGTAACGAACGTTTGTTCGGTGGTGCCGTTGTGCTTGAAGTTGCCGATGGCTGCAGCGATGTGCTGCCGCAGGAGTCGGAATGGAAAGCGCTGGCTGCCGGAACGAGCAAAGGGTGGGACTTCTCACCAAACACTGTCACTTCTGACGCAGATGACGGTGGCGGGTTTGTTGAAAGTATCATCACTAACTCAGATTTCACCATGAGCTTTGAAGGTGAAGTTCGCAAGAAGGGTAAGCTGGACCAGTACGGCGTGGGCCTCTTCATCAAGTATTTCGCAGCTGAACTGAAGGCCCGGCGTCAGCCTGGTATCTGGGTTCGCATGGAATACGGTGAAGTGACATTTCAGGGGTATATGGTCATCACCGCGCTAAGCTCTGACGGTGGAACGAATGACATCGTAACATTCACCACGGAGTTCAAAGTGGGCGATGCTACGACCATTCAGGTTATCGATACAGATGAAACTGTCGCAGCTACAGGCGTAATCGTAACTCCTGCCACGGCAAGCCTTGTTGTTGGTGCGACACGTCAGCTTACCGGCACTGTACAGCCTACTAATGCAACTGACCGCACCGGCACCTGGACGACCTCGGACGCGACCAAAGCAACCGTTAGCAGCACTGGTCTGGTGACTGCGGTAGCGGCAGGTACGGCGACGATCACCTTCAAGTCGAACGACGGCAATTTCACTGGCACTACTGCTGTAACGGTTACCGCTTCGTAACCATTCCAAAGGGCTAGCTTCAGCCCTTGATAATGATTATGGAGGTTCAATGACGCCCTGGAAGGAAATAGGCGAGTGCCTGATTAGCTATGGTGCAGAGGAGTATTTATTTCGACCATCGTTCACGGCGATGTCGCGCATCGGAACGCCGGAAGAAATAGTAGAGGCGTTTTATGCTCTTCACAACGATGAAGCTACTCCGAGGTTAAAGGCACTGACTGATAACTATCAGGCCATCCCTGAGCACCAACGGCGGTTCTATGCCGCATACAGCGGCAGCGATATTGTGCCAGCCTTTGCGCTCAAGTGGCTGCTGTCTTCAGCATGCTCAAAAGCTGCCATATCAGCCGCAATGATTGTGCTGGCCGCCTGTTGCGACCGGGATGCCACTCCGCTGACTGGTGAGCTGGTGCCCGGAAGAACAGGGCGACGTGCATTCGTTTATCGGCCCGGAGCAATGCCGGTCAGGGATATGGTGCTGATTGCTCAGTCCCTGATTCAGCATGGCATCATCGGTAAGGCGAAGGTAAGGAAGCTGCAGCGCCATGAGGGCAGCAGCACTTCATCCGAGTTCAATGCATTCGAGTACATCAGCGCGGCCCGCACGCACTTAGGCATGAGCAGGGAAGAAGCTGAGCAATTGACGATGACAGAGTTTCAGATGATGCTGGCTGCTAAGTTCCCTGAACAGAACGGCTTTACGCGCGAGGAGTATGACCAGGTGGCTGATGACTACCTGGCGAGGAAGGCGAGGCGGCTGGCTAAGACAAGATAAGTTCAGTTTCCGTTTCAGCTTGGTTCCACTTTGTTCGCGATGGTTCGTCTTTGTGCTTGCTCAAAAATGAGCAACGCCTTAAACTGAATGAAGTTAAGTAACACGCTTGTGATACGTTGACATAAGGGATACATATGAAAAAATTCGACGAGTTTGAAGGCTTCTAAGTCTTAACGGAAGAATATGACGGGGCCATACGGCCCCGTTTTCAATGGAAGAGTATATGGAACTCAGTGAATCTTGGCAGTACAGCATTGCTATTGCGCAAATCATTTCTTCTGGATCTGTGTTAGTTGGTCTTGGTGTAGCGGGCGCAACGATTATCTATAACATAAAAACTTCTAAAAAGAGTCAGACCTCAGTTTTCTTCGCAGAAAGTAGGCACGATATAAAGTATTTGGAAGGTCAGCATACCTTGAGCCAAGTGCATAATTCAGGAAAGTCCTTCCGGGCATATATTTTCCCACAAGGTGTTGACCTTACAGACGAAGAGAAGGCAGATCGGATCAAGATCCAATACTGCTTGAATTTTTATGAGAGGCTGGCTGTGAGCATCAAGAACGGTAGTTATCATGAGCAGATGATCAAAGAAGTTTTCTATAGCTCAATAGTGCAGAATTTCGAATACTCAGAGCCTTTCATTAAAGCTCTGAGGGAAAAGAAAGGCCGTAACAGCTACTACCAAGAATTTGAGTGGCTAGCCAAACGATGGAAAAAAAGCCCTTTGAGAGGATTGTAGAGAAGGGCTGTAACTCTATTGGATATTACTATCTGATCCACTCAGGTGGGCTTTTTGCTAGCTGGACTTACTTCATCAGGGCTGCAAGACCTGCTGTTGTAACAGTTTGGACGATCGTTTTAAGTGATTCCGTCGTCAGCTCAGATAGCTTAGCCTTCGCTTTTCCTTTATCTACATCATTCATTCCCGACAGGGCAATAAGATCTTCGAGCACAACAACAGCATCGCGATGGAACTTGATGGTTTGAACGTTTAAAATTGCGCTTAATCCACCATCTTGTTGAATAAAGTCAATGCCCTTTGCAGTTGCTTTGATAAACCCTATTATCCCCTCAATACCAGGATGAATAGAGCATTCCGAATCGAGAACCAGCAAACCTTGCTCTTGAAGATAGTTAACCTCTTTCCAGAGTTGTTCTGGAGAGCTTGAATATATGAGCGGATACCTTTTATCAAAATCAGGTATACTATCGAACTTCCAGCGACAAAAGGCTGGGTATGTGTCAGATGTCAATTTTAATATTTCTTTCTGTAATTCTCTAATAAACATTTTTAACCCCTTTTTTAAATTAGCCCACCGAGATGGGCTTTTTAATGTCTAGCGAACAGAGAATAGTAAAGCAGTGTTTGATTACGATTTAAACCGCTTAGCAGCCTATCAAGGGTATTGTGAGAGCAAGTTAGAGCTGGTTTACTCAGGCCAGCTCTTTAACAATACGATGTAAACTTGAATCGCCACGGGTTTAACAGACACCTCAGAGTCATTTAAGATGGCTTAAAGAGAGGTGTCCATGAGCGGTAAGCGTTATCCCGAAGAGTTTAAAATTGAAGCAGTCAAACAGGTTGTTGA